CCTCCGCCTCCGCCGTAAAGTAGCGGTGCGCCTCGTTGATGTAGACGACGCGCCCGTGCGCAGTCGTCTCTTTCGTGGTCACGCTCATAATGCCGTTGCTGCCTTCAAATGCGGCAGGCTTCCAGCTAAATGGTTCGCCGATGCTCATGGACATTCCTCCCTAATGTAGCGCTTTCGCGGGGCGGCGAAAAATCACAACCATGCTTGGGAATGGGGCACTGTTCTTTTCTCCGCCGAACTTTAATCTCCCACGCACGAAATTGATGGTTGCATATTTGTCGTTGTAGCAGTAATCGTGGAACCAAGCGGTATCCGTCCTCGCCGGAAGCAGCATAACAACCGTTGCGTCTGATTCCTCGGCGGTTCGATGTGCTTTCTCTACCCACGCCCCAACGCCGCGTCCGTATGGGGGATTGCACCACACAACGCCGTCCCAGTCCTGTTTCAGCCCGTCCATCTCCGGGGTGAAATAGCGTTCGCATTTCGCGTTTTCTGGCGTTGCGCAGGCATCCAGCGTAAATTGGAAGAGGTTGTTGAGGTCGTCAAAGAAGGCTTGCGGGGTCTCCCACATTTCAGATTTTGACGAAAACATTAAATCGTTGTTCATTGTCTCCCCTCACAGTCCCTAATGTCTCCGCCCCATTGCTCCGCCATAGCTCTGGCGATGCCGGGGAAGGTTTTGCTTCTTGCTTTTGCCGTACGCGGGTCATTCCATCGCATAATCTTACCAGCCTCGTCTTTTGCATAGTTTGCGCTTGCCCCCACACTGTATCCACCTGGCAAAATATCTCCTGCATCTACAATGTTTGTTGGTCGCAAAGCGGGTAAGCCTTTTAGCCATAGGCAAGTCTTTTTTCTTGCGTGGTGCCCGAATTCATATGGCTGGATAATACAGTCAGGCTTACGATAGTGTGTAGACATATATCCGACCGGATTTTCTACCGCGATTTTACAAACGTTGGCATTTACAAAGGCCATAAAAAACGCCGAAGCTTCTTCCCGCAACTGCAACCGTCTGACCGCCTTTTCGCCATATCTTCCCGTGTTAAACCAGCGATTCCCGGTAACGGTTAGGTATGTGCATGGCGGATGCGCGATCATCAAGTCCCATTTGCCGACGTCATACGTCTCCCCGTCCATGGTAGTAACTTGCCCCCCTCGATGGCCTTGAGCGCATCGCCTAAGATGTGCCACTCCGGATGCCCGCCAGACGGTTCCTGGATATCGCAGGAATATGCCTCGTGCCCCAATGCGCGGAACGCCTTGCAAACTTCCTGCGATTCCCCGCAGGCAACTAAAACCTTCATCGTCTCCCCTCGCATTCTCCGAATAGCTCCCGAAACGTCATGCCCGTCAAATCTTCCAGCGCCAGCAGCAGCCGCACCGTTGTATCGCGGTCGCCGCGCGCCCACGCCGATATCGTAAACTGCGACGTGCCGAGGTATTGCGCCAGCTCTGTCTGGTTATAGTTCATCTTTTCCAACGCTTCCTTGAGCACCGGATAAGTGCAGAACTCAAACGGCGTTTTTGGTCTCACAATCTTGCTCATGCGTGTACCTCCCCGTAGATCAGTGCGTCAAGCGACACGCCCAGCGCTTCGGCAATGTACAGGTACGTCGGCATTTTCGCGTACCACAGTCCGGTTTCGAGGTTATGTATCGTGGTCAGCCCGACGCCCGCCTTGTCGGCAAGCTGCTGCAAGGTCATCCCGCGCAGCTTACGCCATGCCAAAATACGCTTGCCGATTTCCTGCTCAGTCGGAACGCCCTTCGGTATTCCGCTCTCGAGCAGTAACGCGCTTACGGGGACGTCGAACGCCTTCTCCAATCTCCCAAGCGATTCTAACCTCGGGTAACACCTCCCCGTTTCCCATAAAGCGACGGTGCTTTGCGGCGCGTCAATATCCGCCGCAAAGGACAACTGTGAAAGACCTTTCTTCTTGCGCAAATCGCGGATGCGATGGCCTAATTCCATTTCTGTGACCATCTTTTCTTGCTCCCTCATTTCAGTCGTTGATAGCGCTACGTCTTGAATTGGCGCGCGCACAGCCAGTCGCATTTCGCGGCCGTCAGGCGGCGCTTTTCTTCTTTCGCCGCACTCCGCGCGGCGATATCCGCCTGATAGTACGGGCAATCGCTGTGACAGCCCGCGTGCCTCACAGGCGGCAGGCAGCTGTGGCAATGCTCAAAACTCATCTCACACCTCGCGGATCGTGATGCCGTACTTGTCCTGCATCAGTTTCTTTTTCAGCAGATAGTCTTTCGTTTTCGCACCCTTTGCGTCCTCGACCTCGCGCAGCCAATGCACCGTGCCGTTGCGGTCTGGCTCTGTCGCCCGCTCGTAAACAAAATCCGCGCGGTAGACCATCGGCTTGATTCTCTCGCCCTCGATGGCCGTGTAGCCCTCCACGAGCGTGAAATTCGCTTGCAGCCGCAGGTTGCGAATCTTGCCCATCGCTCGCAGCACTTTCAGCTCGCCGAACCGCGCCGCCTCGCGCTCGGAATCAAACTTGATGCCGTCACGCACGACCTTGCGGTTGCCGTACTTGCTTTTCTTCGGCTTTTGCGCGCCCGCCAGTTTATCAAGCACCTGCTTCTGTGCCGCAGGCCCCAGCCTCGCAAGGTCAGCCGATGTCAGCGCCATCGTTAGCCTCCTGCAAATCGCCCTGAGACGCGCTCTGCGCGTTTTTATCCTCCGGTGGTGTCATTTCACGTTTTTCGAATCCCAAACGCTCCTGCGCGCTCTCAGTGGCATTCCCGGCAGTTTCCCGCTTGCCGTCCGCAGGATCGTCACGCAAACCGACGCCGATGATGTAGTTTCCGCCGTCCCTTCTGGCATGCACTTCGTACTGCCGGTAGACCTTCCGCACGTCAAATTTCGGCAGCATCAGGCGCATCCCGATCGTCAGCCCTGTGTCCTCGTCGATCACATCCTCGCCGTAGATGATCGCTACCTGTGCAAGCAGCGCGTCGGTTGCAATACTGATTTCGGCAACGCCTGCGGCTCGCTGGGAAAGCTGTGCGTTCAGTTTCATCAGCTCGCCGACTTTTTTCTGGTATCTGCCGAGCTCGTGCTCAAGCCGTTTTACCTTGTCTCTGTTTCTTTCGCTCATCGGTTCTCCGTCCTTTCGTAGTGCAGCGTCAGCGCCCGAGCGATCGGGCAGCGCCGCCATTCTTCGTTGGCGCAGTAGCGCCGCGTGTATTCGTCCAGCTCTTCTTTCGGTAGCTTGACTTGCGCACCCTCGCAGTTGAGATAGTCGCGGTAGTCCCGCGAGTAAAACGGGCACTTGAAAATGCCCCCGCGATACCCGCTCACGGCGCACCGCCTGCCATTTCGGCATCCGCCGCTTCCCACGTCAGCCCGTGTTCTCTCGCATAACGCGATACGCTCGGCATGAATACCTCCTGTTCGGCTATCCTCTCGATGTATGGCTTCATCCACGCCACCGAGACTCGCGGGGAAGCTGTGCCCCTGATTTTTGCAAGCACTTGGCCGACCTTCGGAGGGAATCCCCTCGTATCCTCGGCAATCAGCGCATTCACCGCTCCCATCGCTTCGGTGGGGTCTTCCCCGTCCAGCATGTCCGACCAGAGGGAAACCAGCTCTTCGGCTCCTGCCCTGGTCATCTTGGCGTAAGCCTGCGGATAAGCCTGTTTTAATCGCCTTAAAATGCTAATTACGTCAGCTCTTTCCACGGTTTTTTTCCTCCTCAAGCATCTCGGCGAATACATCGCCGCCGACAAACGGCCTATTCTGCGGCGCTTTGCCGCCCTTGTCCTGCTCTCTGGCAAGCCAAGCGGTGATGAAACGCTTAATCCCTCCGCGTGTCTTCCGCTTGGTATGGTTTGCATCGCACCACCCTGCCATGTTTCTGAGCTGTTGCAGAACGTCAACGTTCGGATAGAGCTGCGACCATTTGGCCCTGTCGTTCTCCGACACGTCGAAAAAAGTCCCGTCATTCAGCGGCAAAGAAATCACCGGCGGCGCGTCAGCCGCTTGCGGCTCAGCGCATAATATGTACTCTTCTTTACTCTTCTCTACTCTACTTTTCTCTACTTTACTTTGTCGTTCGATGTCAGCATTTTTTGAAAAAATGTTTACATTTTTCGCAGAAATGTAAACATTGGGCAAAATTTGGGCAACATCAACCAGAAGGATGTTGTAATCGACTTCAAGAGTTTTGCGGCGGCTGACTGCCTCGAAGTACCTTTCCTGTATGCCTTTAGAGGTCAATACGTGGTACTTGTCATACTTCTCTTTGTCGAACATCCCTCGTCTGATAGAAGCCTCTATTATTTCGGAAACGACGCTCCCACCCAACCCGACCTTGCGGGCGAACAAAAGCGCAACCTCCTCTGTCCATTCAATGTAGTAACCCGCCTTGCCGTAAATCTCTTGCAGCAAGTGAACGACTACACCAAATCCTGTCAAGCCAAATTCTGCTTCTATCAGTTCAAACTTTGCGTTCAATGTGACATCAAGCGGAAAGTAATCGATCCCGCTCTTTGCCATAGACTACTCCCTTAAAACGGCAGCTCGCCGTCGTCCTCGCTGACCTCTGCAAAGCCGCATGCGGCGCTCTCTGCGGCGTATTGCGGTGCGGCGGTGTTGTTACCCTCCGAGCGCCTGTTATCTGCGAAATACACGCTGTCAGCCTGCACCTCGTAGCTCCTGCGTTTGTTGCCGTTCTTGTCCGTCCAGTCGCGCATCTGCAAGCGACCCTCGACGCCGATCATGCGACCCTTATCGGCGTAGTTGCAGAGCACTTCTGCCGTTCCGCGCCACGCCACAACGTCGATCCAGTCTGTGCCGCCCTCCTTGCCGTTGCGATCAACGGCAAGAGGGAACGACACAACGGATACGCCGCTGTTCGTCTTTTTCAGCTCCAAGTCACGCCCGATGCGTCCCATCAGGCAGATTCGATTCATGCTCATTTCAATTCCTCCTCGCTTTGGTGTTGGTGCAGATAGAGCACGTGGCTCTTGCCGATGGCGGCGTTTTGGGCGATCCATGCGTGCGCCTGCTCGCGGGATAGATGGCTCTCCATTGCGCGGCTCTCATAGCTGAATTCTCCCGCTTCCAGCTTGCGCTTCATGCGCTCCTGTATCTCCTCTTCGCCGTAGTTGGCTTCGATCAGATAAAGGTCATAGGCCTGCGCCACAATGCCGTCCAGCGAGGCGCAGTCCGTCGCATAGAACACGCGCTCGCCGTTTGCAAATTCGATATGCCACGCACAATTCGGGACATCGTGAGGAATGGAATTGTAGGACACACAGACGGGGTAGAGAAGGGAACAGGAGTAGAACAGCACATGGCCTGCCATGCCCTCGTCGGTCACGCGGCGGTCCACGCCGATGCGTCCCATCGGTTCCATGAGCCACGGAGGGACGCACCAGCGCAGCGCAGGGCGCAGGAAGTGCAGGCGCTTGATGGTCTCGGGGTTGAAGTGGTCGCCGTGAACATGCGTCAGCAGGACGAGCCTCAATCCCTTGCAGTATGGTTCGAGTTCCCGAAATGGAACGCCGCAGTCAATGAGTATTTCATCATTCAGCAGTACGGCGTTCCCCTTGGAGCCGGTCGAAATGACCTTGACCTTACAGATCATTCATGCTCACCTGCTTGGTGGTGCCGCTCTTTCCGTCGTCCAGCGTACCGAGGGCGTCAGCGGGAGCGGGCAGCTCGTCCTTGACCTCGCCTGTGGTCTCGTCCACTTCGACGGTCGGGAGATCAAAATACTGCTCGCGGCTCGCGCGTCCCTCTTTCAGTGAGGTATACACATTACGCAGGCGCACGATGCTCTGCGCCGTGAACGCTTCGGCCTTGCAGCCGATGTACTTTTCAAGGCACTCCATCGGTACGCCGAAGTCATCCTTGAACGCCTGTCCCATCTTGCGTACGCGGTCGATCATGGGTTCATCGCTCTTTCCCATCATCGTCTTGGTACACGCCGCAAGAGCGGCGTCTACCACGTCGCCGGGGATAATGCCAAGAATGCACGCGCGCATACGGCGCGCGCCCTGATTGGCGACCATTTCATAGATGTCGCGCGGGTCGGTGAGGGCAACGCTGCCTTTCTTGGTGTAGCGGATATGCGGCACGGTGAAGATCTTCGTCTGGCGGGTGTTGGTCTCCAAATCCCAGCAGTAGGCCATGACGGTACTCTCGCCGTTCTTCTGCTCCAGCTCGGTAATGCCGAAGTCGAGGTTGCCCCAGTTCTGCGCCATGACCTCGGCGAGACGGATCGAGGGGCCGGTCACGTTCTCGCCGCCGCGCGGGTATTCATAGATCGCGCGCTCGGCAAGGCTCTTGCGCTTGCAGGCGTTGAGAATGCGGTTGTTCGCTTCGATCTCGTCACGGGGAAAACGCTTGGCGACGACCATTGCCGCCTGTACCTCCTGCGCCTGACGGGAGATCATCATTTCGGCGTTCACGCTCTTGGCGCTCACAACTTCGGTGCTGTTGTAGGTCTGCATTTCGTTCATGGTAATATCCTCCTTAAAATAATCATTCGTACTGATAGCCATTGCTGACAAGGAATTGCTTCAAAAGGCGCAGGCGCTCGCGCGTATCGGTCACGCGGAACGACACCGTGAGGTGTTCGACCGCCGCCTGCTCCACGCGCTTCGGGACGACCTGCGGGGCCGCTGCGACGGTTACTCCAGCAGCGCGCGCTGCTGGAGTAACCGTGTGGCGTTTCACGGCCTCGCGCTCCTCCTCGGCGCGGCGGTGACGCTCGTTGACAACGGAGATCGCAAGCGAGAGGTCGAGGTTATTTTTGTACTCCACCATGATCTCCGGCGCGTTCTCGCCCATCGTGCCGATGGTTTTCATGTCCTGCGCCACGCCGTCCACCTTTAGCTTGATCTGCTCCATGAGCTTCTTCGGCGTCTTGGCTCTGGCGCTCGCCATATCGACCTTAACGCCGGTCTGCCCGAACGAAAGGAAGTCGATCTCGTTGACCGCGCACAGCTCCCGAAAATAGCCCAGCAGCATTTCCTCGCAGCGGCTCTTGATCTCGCTTTCCGTCGCGTCGATCTTGGCTTTCAGGTCTGCGTCGGCGCGCTTGTACGGGTCGGCGATGCACTCACGGTAGACGGATTCGAAGCTGTCGTACTTCTCCATGATTGCGGATTTAATGGCCTTGCGCTGGGTCTCGGCATCGGCAAACTCGCGGTTCATTTCGGCGCGAATGTTCTTCACGCTGGTTAAGGTCTCGTCGGTGCAGACAAGGCTCATTGCCTCTGCGACGCGCTGCTCCGTCTGCTCCTTCCGGCTCCTCAAATGCTCCTCGATCACGGGGAGTTGAGTCACTTTCATCAGGGTGTTATCCATCTTCGGTCTCCTCCAATTCTTCAAAATACATTTCCTCTGCGCCGCAGTCTGGGCAGAACTTTTCCGTCACGAGGACGTAGCTGCGCTCACCGTCAAGGTTCTCGCGCCTGCGCAAGACGTCGGGCTCGTCAAAGGTCAGCCCGCACCATTCGCAGCGGTACTTCATATCATCGCTGAGACCGCGATGAGCACCGCCGCCAGCAACAGGCAGATACCGGCAAAAAGCATCGCCTCGTCCGCCTTTCGCTGCTCTCTCGTGCGCTTGTCGTGCCGTCTCACCGTCTGCACCCCCTGTCGATAAACGGCAGCAGATCATACAGCACCTTGCACACCGCGCACGCGCCGATGACGGCGAGCCCCGTCGTGAAGTCGCAGCCGTTGAGCGCGATCACCGCAGCGGCGATACCGCCGAAAAACAACGTGTCGATCATGCCTCCACCTCGCGTTCTGCGATCCACTCGTTCACCAGCCGCGTGAAGATCTGGAAGATCCTGCGCTTGCCCTCGATGCAAACGCCGAAGGGGTACGCGCCCTGCTGAATGCCGTCTGCCAATGATTCATTCGAGATGCGCAGGCCGTGATCTCTCAGATACGCCGCGCACTCGTTTAAGTCCATTGTCTGAATCGTCTTCATCTTTCTTCCTCCTTGTTATTCGATCGGTTCCAATTCGAAAATGCTTTCAGGATAAAAGCTCCAACTGCCAAATCTGGATTTGCTGCACTGTGCGTCATAAAGCCATTCGTTTAGCTCGATTTTCTTTGACGTCAGTGCCGCATCTTCTACGGCATTTTTCGCTTCGTGCGTTTCAATGTAGGCTTTCTGCTTGGTAAAGTTGTTAATAGACTGAGGCACTTGAAGCACTCCAACAAGAATCACTATGATCGATATCATCACAATAATTATGCCGACCATTCCGGAAGCAAAAGGAACCCAAGAGCTATCAATCGAGCATTTTCTCAGAGACAGTACCGTGATAATGACCCACACGCAAAGAAAAATAATCCAAGTCATCTTTGCTCCTCCTTACTCCTTCGGGATCAGCCGCGTCACCGGCACATTCAGGTGCTTCGCAATGCGCACGACGGTGTCGATCTTCGGGCTTCTCCCTGCTTTCCACTTCGTCACATTGCTTTTGCTCATGCCGAGCGCAAGGCACACCGCGCTTGGGCTTGTGCGCTTCTTCTTGCACACTTCTTTCAGCAGTTCGTAAAACAAGTCATTCCCTCCATTCAAGTAGTTTGAATTAGAGAACCTTTTGTGATAGAATAAAGCTGCACGTGCGGAAAGGGGTGATGCCCATGCAGGCCACATCGGCTATCGCGGGCTTCATGCCTAATTTCCTGTGTTCCCGGTAACTGAACGGACAGCGGTGCGGTCAGCGCACCCGTTTCTCATACGAAGCCGTTCAACCGCGCCGAGGGGTGCTCGCCTGCACCCGCAACGCGGCGGAAACAAAGTGTGACGAGATACGGCGGGAAGGCGACCTGCCGCATTCTCAACCGCGCGTTTGCCTCACCCTATCACAAAAGGCTCTTGACAGTTCCCAAAAAAGTACTATAATGCAAGTACCACCAAACATTGATTAGTACTTGATGGGGTATCGCCATGCTTAGATAATAGCACCCAGCGGGGTACTTTTCAAGAAGATTTTTACCCAGGGGGGTACATTTGTATCCTTACACAATTTTAGAGGGGCTATTATGTCTAATCTGTACGAGAATATTAAGGAACTATGCGATGAGAAAGGCGTAAAGCCCGGTAAAATGTGCACGGAAGCAAGCGTCAGCAAGGGGCTTATTACCGATTTGAAGATGGGGAGAAAGAAGACCGTCCACGTTGAGACCGCCCAAAAGATCGCAGACTATTTCGGCGTGACTGTCGACCGCGTTCTCGGTGCAGAAAAAAAGAATGAGCCCGCCGAGATTGGCGAACCCATTCCTAAATACGAGCAGTTGAACGACGAAAACAAGGTTAAGGCGCAGGAATATATTGCTCTTTTATTAAGCTCTCAACAAAACGATTGACTTTTTCCTTGTTTTCCTCCGTGAGCAGATGGTATTGAATCTCCGCCTTTCGGTCAAGACCCTGCATATCGTATTGCTCTTTCATCTATGTATCCTCCGTTCAAGTTATTTCACCTATTATCTCTCATAAACTAATCATATTCACCACGGGAAGGTAATGTTAGGAGGTCTTGCGCATGGGATTGTATACCGACCCCGATTATTTTGAAAAGCAATCCAGTTATCAGGAGAGCAAGAAATCAAAAGTCATCAAATCTATACGAGATCACTTCATTCGTCCATGCTATCTCCGCGAATCAGAAACCCCGTTAAAATTTTACAAACTAATACGGGTATGCCTTCCGATTGGAGCTATCCTAAACTTTTTCCGCGCAATACAGGCAACGGTCGCAATTAGCACGGCAGCCGAAGCTGCAAAACCGTACTTTATCATAGATGCCATATATATGTGGCTTGGCATTGTCCTTTTGCTCGGAGCAGCCGCTGGGCTAAATAGAATGGAGTGGTCTGGGGTCAGATTTTATTCCGCCCTTTTTGGATGGCAGATTGTTTATAACGCTTTCCTCGCCATCCTCGGCGCGCACTGGGGCCTGTTTGACTTTGAATATTTCGGTCGCCCAATAATGGAAGCCGTATTCTTATCAGTTTGGCTATATTTCTGCTTGATTTATTTTGGAAAGCGTCGGCTTTTATTTTCTCCCGGGGCCTTTAACGACCCGCCAGAATGGACACCCTCGCCAGATGGCGAACCTGCATTTCACGACCAATCCGCCCGAAATTCCATTACTCCGCCCAAAGTTGAACCTGAACCGCCAAGTGAGCCAGAAATAACCGCTGAATCAAACCCACCTGCCGTCATCCCCAAAAAGCCGGTTAAAAAGGCCGCGCCGCGAGCGTTGGTGATTGGCCTTGTTGTCGCTCTTGCGCTGAGCCTCGCTGGGAATGTCTGGCAAGCAGCGGGATGGAGTTCCGATAAAAAGGCTCTGGCATCCGAAATCAAAGAGAAAGACCAATCGATAGCCAGTCTAAAAAGCGCAAATTCCAGTGTGAAATCGGAACTCTCTGATTTGCAATCGTATCACTTTAATACTTACTACTCGACGGGATATATCGTAACCGGATCAACCTATTTTCACAGATACGATTGTCCCGTAGTCGAAGCAGCAGATACATATCAATCGCACAACACAGAGTTTTGCAAGTGGCTTGGATATAGCGGATGCCCGGTATGCCATTCTGGGATTAGCGTAAGCAAGATTGACAAAACGCCGAAGCAATCCGCGCCATAGTTAGTTTTGAAAAAGCCCTCGCCGCCTCTGCAACACCGGCGAGGGCTTTTCAGCAGCAGCGGGGAGCGGTCGCCGCTGCTTGTTTTGACCATATCGCGCTTTACCTTACCACTTCAATACCAAGACCTTGCAACACGACGGCATTCGACCGCATTCGACAGACCCACTTTTGGAACCCGAAAAGTACGAAAACCGGAAAAGTTAAGGTGATGTAAATGAATATCCAAGAGCTGTGTAAACTTCGTAAAGAAGAATTGAAACTGACCTACCACGATATTTCCGACGCTTCCGGCGTACCGCTGTCCACCGTCCAGAACTTCTTTTCCAAAATGTCGAAAGCCCCGTCCATTTACACTGTCGCGCCGATCTGCAAGGTGCTCGGCATATCCCTTGACGAAATATTCGGAATTTCCGAACACTTGACGCCAACCGAAGAAACTTTGCAAGCACGCAACGATGAGCTTGAACGCCACGTGGACGCGAAAGCAGACACGATCGAGATCATGCGGCGCGGCGTCCGTATCCGAAACGGCGTGATTTTATTTTTGTTCATCGCGGTGGTGTTACTGGCTGCATGGGGCTTGTATATCGATATGCACTGCGCCGACTATGGATTTTGGAGGGGCTAACATGGCGAATTGCATCAAATGTAAAGCAGCGCTGCCGGATGGCGCGCTGTTTTGTCCTATGTGCGGCAAAAAGCAAGTACCGGAAAAGCGCAAGGCGCTCAAACGCGCCAATGGAACCGGCACGGTATATAAGCTCTCAGGGCGCAGGTCGCGTCCGTGGGTCGCCGCAAAGAATCGGGTTATCATCGGATACTACTCGAAGAAGTCTGACGCGCTGGAAGCGCTGGAACGGCTCTCCGGCAAACCGCTGGACGAGCGATACAATATGACCTTTTCCGAGGTGTTCGATGCGTGGAAAGCGGAGCACTACCGCGAGATCGGCTCAAGCGGGGTGGAATCTTATGACCGCGCATTTGATGTCTTTGCCCCGCTGCACAACAAGAAATTCCGCGATCTGCGCGCCGCGGATTTCCAGGCGGTTATTGACCAGCATATGAGCAAGTCCCACTCCACCGTTTCGAAATACAAGCAGCTCGCGACACAAATGTCAAACTGGGCCATGCGGGAAGAGATTTGCGTGACAAATTTTGCGCATTACATCAAACTTCCCGAAAACGTGAAAAAGGAAAAGGAGATTTTCACTGATGGCGATATTGAAAAGCTGGAATCCAACGGCAGCGACGCAGCGAAGATCGTGCTCATGCTTCTATCGACCGGCATGCGCATCGGTGAGCTATTTTCCCTTCCCGTCGCATCTTATCACGAGACCTACGTGATTGGCGGTGAGAAAACGGAAGCCGGGCGTAACCGTGTAATTCCGATTCGGGGCGAGGGCAAGCCTTACTTTGCATATTTCGCATCCAAAGCGACTGGGCCACTGTTGCTCTCCGGCTATGAGGGCCAGCATTCCCCCGAAAATTACCGAAAGCGCGATTATTACCCATTGCTGTCCCGCCTCGGGATAGAAAAAAAGACTCCCCATGCCACGCGCCACACTTACGCCACGCGCGCGGTAAAGGAAGGTCTTCCGCCAGAGATCCTTCAAAAAGTTCTCGGACATGCAGATTATTCTACTACTGCAAACATTTACACCCATATTGACCCCGATACGATCGTAGCGGCTGTTACAGGCACGTTACTAACAAAACCGGAATCGGGCAAAAAGAAAAAGCCTTGAAACCGTTGAGTTTCAAGGCTTTTTTGGTGGAGACTGCTGGACTCGAACCAGTGACCTCCTGCGTGTGAAATAGCTACGAACGCGCGCTTTGCGGAATTATGTTGCAATAACACGGAATAAAGCAGAATAAATGTAACAATACAGGATTAAATGCTTCAATATTCCACTTCATTCCTTCGCGGTTACTAACAAATCCCTAACAGGTCTACTCCCGGCACATGTCCTGCAAGCGTCTGACGTCGGCAGCCCTCTCGATCTGCTTCCTGTGCAGATAGTCATAGAGACACTTCATGCCCTCGGGCGGCTCGCCCTTCTCCTGCTTATACTTCTGGATGACGCCGGCGACCTCAGCGTGTAGCATCGTCATGTGATGCATCTCTTCACCGGAAAGCTCGTAAAAAGTTTTCGCAAGAGCAGGACATTCGTCCTTGTACTCGAGGGCGCATTTCGCGTACTTCATCGCGTCCTCGATTTCCTCGTCGACCATCGCCGACAGTTTTTCAATGAGTTTCATTTTCTTCCTCGCTTTCTGCGTTCGGCTTCGGCATTGCTTTTTTGATCTCCGCCAGTGCCGCGTCGCCGATCTGATTGCCGATGCTGCGCCCTGTGGGCGTGGCCACCATCGCGCCAAGCAGCATCCCGATCAAGAGCTGCACCATCGCGCACCTCTCAGATCCGCTGCACGCGCAGCGCCACATTATTGACCGTAGCAGCGGCACCGGCGAGTACCAGCGTCAGAGCGGACCCTTCCGCGCAGCAGGCCTGACGCACAAGCGCCGGAATGCTGAGATCGACCGTGCCGTTGGCGGCGGCAGTCGCCGAGGCGGTCGCGCCGGGGACGGCGACGCCGTCCTTGTAGAGTGTAACGGTGACGGTTCCGGCAGCGGCAGGCGTGACGGTGACCGAGGCGTCGACATCGTAGTAACCGGCACCGGTGATGTTGACAGCGTTGCCGTTGATCGCCACGTCACAGCCGTAGCGGCGGATAAGGCTGCCAAGAGGGATGACGCCGTCGACCGCGACTGCGGTGGGCGTCTGCATGGCAGCGTAAAGAGCGGATTTACAAGACATTTTTTATTCTCCTTCCATAAAAATGGCGGGGCTATAGCCCCGCCTGTTAACCGGCCATAGGGGCCTCGCATGTACACCGAG